CAACGATATTCGCATTATCTAACCTATCTCGTAAGTTCTTCGAAAAAAGAGGAACACCAGCCAAAGAAAAATCGAGATTTATGGCGGTGCACATGCCGGAGCTCACCAATAGACCAACTATATCCGTTATCCGAATGAACAAGGGTGACGACTTTAATTTCTTCCAGTCTGCTAGTCCCGATTTCATATAAGATAGAAAGTCAGTCATGGATTGTGGTTCAGGTTCCATATCAGAAAATATGACTCTTGTACAGTAATCCGAGAGCTGGACGGCCAAGCTCTTACTACAATACGTCTTGAAATGAGTGAGTAAAAGAGCACTTGCGGTGATAAGGCTATTGCAAGTGTAGAGTCCCCCCATAACGGTGATCCACTTTTCGACGTTATCCGCGTCAAACTTAGTCATTACGCGTATGAATGACATCTGGGATGAAAAGCAATTCCGCCAATCAAGAGATCCTACAATGGTAGATCTAACTTCCATCTCTGCGGAGGCGTTTGCCTGTCTCTCCCGTAGAAAAATATGAAATCTGTCCAAATCACTAGAGTGATAATTCAAGCCGCTAAAGAAGACACGAGCAAATCTAACCCAATAGGTGAGAATCCAAAGGTACAAAGATGCTGGACTGGCGATCCGCCACATATGTGACACTGGGGATGTCTCAGTGCTGGAAGTTCCTCCGGAATGATGTTCAAACTTGCTAATCTTTCGAGCAACTATCATCTTAGGAACAGAGAATGCAGTTTTATGAGAGTTCTTACACTCGCGAGCCCGCTCATTGAGGACTTTTAACTGCTTTTCATATGCTTTTTTCTCTCCATGCTTCTTGGAAAAGAACTTAGAGGAACCGTACTTGCCAGATTGGGGAATCATGGGACGAGTACCGTACATGCGTATCAATTGCAATTCAGTAGATAATCTATGCTCCTCACACAGAGTCCACAGGTAAATAGTACACAGCAATAAAGCAAGAACTTGAACACAAAAGAGAAGAAAAACATCCAATTGATAAAAGAAAGGTGCCAGAAAGAAGACAACGAAAGTCCAAAATGGATAAAAACGATACCTCCCTCGAAATGGTCGAGCAGAAATCCTACTAGAATAACCAGTAGCTTCG